ATCGACGGCCAGCACGAGCACGGTAGCACCCGCGACATTTCTTTTCTGGCCTTTCGTCGGACTGTTGAGCCGACATACGATGAGAGCGTCATGGTCAAATGGTGCGGAATGTATATCGGGATTGAAGCGGACGGCTACCCCCACAGCTAAAAACTTCTAAAAATTAAGATTGGCCCGCCCTATTGATTGGCGGGCCTTTTTCGTTTTATAATATGGGACAAACCGCATATATTGGAGAATGCAAATGTTAAAGACTGTTGAAACAAGCCGCGCCCAAAAGACCAAAGGTCTGGCCGTAACCTATCGCGCCGGGTCGCAAGAGAAATTCGGCACTTGCCCGGCCAGCTGCGAATTGAACCCGTCTGGATGTGGCGCGTCCGATGTCGATCTGGAATATTTGGACGCGTTATCGAACGCCGTTCCAACTAAGGGGATCGCCTTTACCTATTCCCACTTTGCGCCGATCCATTGGTTCAAGAAAAACGGGCCGGGAAAAACTGTCATAAATTACTCGTGCAAAACTATTGCCCAAGCCGCGCTTTATGTCAGCCGCAAAAGCCGCGCCCTAAATGTTCCCGTTGTGGTTACTGTTGCGCTTGATTTTTGGAGCGGCCGCAAAACTGTTGATAGTGACGGCGCGCGGTTTGTTAGATGCCCGGCCGAATATCTGCCCAAGTTTGGTTGCGCCCAATGCGGCAATGGCGATCCACTTTGCGCCCGCTTAGACCGCGATTATGTAATTGGATTTACAGCGCACGGGGTCCACAAAAAGAAAGCCGCAAACCCGGATGACCCCGGCGGATGCTATGCCAGCGGCGGCAATGTTCTTTTGCACTGGGAAGCTACGGCCGATCAAGCGCAGGATGAGAGCGACGCGGACAAGGTGACCCGGTTTGCTAAAAGCTTGGCCCCCCGCACGATATTGCGCCACCATATCGCCGGGGATATTGGCGACGATTAAAACCGCGACCCCATCAATTGACGATCTGGCCCGCCATTGTGCGGGCTTTTTCGTGCCCTCTGGCCGACCTTATCGCCCGATTACCCGATCCAATCTAACGAGATCGACCACAGCGCCGGGTATTCTCTAAAATAGTTAAACAAGGCGGGCCTCGCCCCTTGCACCCCGGCCAAACGTACGGGGCGCGCGATCCGCGGGCGGACATCGATGCGCTTCCTGTCCCTTCCAGACCCGCCACCATGGTCGTTTTCATCGGCCAGCTGGCCCCGGCGCGCAGAAAATTCGTGCAGCTGCGGCTCACTTTTGCCCGTTAATATCGACCAGCTGGCCGTAATTCTTGCCCGCTGCTGACAGAAAATCGTGCGAGATAAATAGTTATCGGTCCGCGATCCGCGGTCTATCGGCCCGGGAAAATCGCCCGGGTCCCTCGGATATCGGGTCAGAAAACCATGATTTTAAACGATAAAACGCGATCCGCGCGACGCGGCCCGGGGTTTGCCGAGACGGGGGCTAGGGCCATGTTTCTCTCAAATATTTACATAAAATTTCGTTTGGCCTATAACTATCCTATAAAGCAGTATATTATCCCATAAATAGCTAGGGTCCCCCGATGAATGTTAACCTAAATCCGATCCAACAAGAGAAGGCCCTGAAGCTTCAATTGAGGCTCGCCCAAATCGCCAAGAACGAGGGTTGTCAGGAAAACTTTTTGGACTTTGTTAGGTCCCAGTGGCCGGAGTTTATTGCTGGTAGGCATCATAAAATAATTGCGGACAAGCTTGAGCGGGTCGCGAGCGGCGAACTAAAGCGTTTGATTATCAACATGGCTCCGCGGCACACGAAGAGTGAGTTTGCTTCGTTTTTGTTTCCTGCTTGGATGATGGGCAAGAACCCGAGTATGAAGATTATTCAGGCGACTCACACGACGGAGTTGGCTGTTAACTTTGGTCGGAAGACTAAGAACCTTTTGGACATGGACAGTTACAAGGAGGTTTTCCCTGACGTTAAGTTGGCTGCGGACAGTAAGGCGAGTGGTCGTTGGGACACGAGTGCTGGTGGTATGTATTATGCTGTTGGTGTTGGTTCGAATTTGGCTGGTCGTGGTGGTGATTTAATTATCATTGACGACCCTCATTCTGAGCAGACGGCGATGAGTGCTCATGGTTTTGAGGATGCTTGGGATTGGTATACTGGTGGTCCTCGGCAGCGTTTACAGCCGGGTGGTTCTATAGTTTTGGTACAGACTCGTTGGTCAGAGAAGGACATGACGGGTCAGTTATTGCGAGCGATGGCGAAGGACCCTTTATCGGATCAGTGGGAGGTTGTTGAGTTACCTGCTATTTTTGAGGATGAGACTCCTTGTTGGCCTGAGTACTGGAGTTTAGAGGATTTAACCGCGGTCCGCGCATCTATACCTCCGAGCAAGTGGAATGCTCAGTATCAGCAGAATCCTACTGGTGAGGAGAATGCGATCATTCCTCGGGAGTGGTGGCGTCGTTGGGACCGTGAGGTTGTTCCTCAGTTAGAGTATGTGATTCAGAGTTATGACACTGCGTTTAGCAAGCGTGAGACGAGTGACTTTAGTGCTATTACGACGTGGGGTGTATTTTATCCGAACGAGGGTGGTTCGGGTCCTAATTTAATATTGTTGGACAGTAAGAAGGGTCGCTGGGATTTTCCAGAATTAAAGTCTATAGCGTTTGAGGAGTATAAGTTTTGGGACCCCGACACTGTAATTATTGAGGCGAAGGCGAGTGGTTTACCTTTGACTCACGAGCTTCGCAATGTTGGTATACCTGTTGTAAATTTCACGCCTAGTCGTGGTAATGACAAGGTTAGCCGAGTTCATGCTATTAGTCCTATGCTTGAGTCTGGCATGGTTTGGGCTCCTGACAAGCCTTGGGCTGATGAGTTAATTGAGGAGGTTGCGGCGTTTCCGAACGGCGAGCATGACGATTTGGTTGACAGCATGACCCAAGCTCTGATGAGGTATCGTCAGGGTAATTTTGTCCAGTTACCAACAGATGATTGGCAAAACGAAGAAGAATCTGTTAAGGTGCGGGCATATTATTGACGGAGGGCCTTATGGCTATTGGCGGATTGATGGATACGACTAACGTTCCGAGTCAGTTAGACGAGGAAGATTTACGCGCAGAAGTTGAGTTAGAGGTTCCGGATTCTGGTGCTGACCCTTATTTGATGTCTTCTGACGTAGGTTCTGATGGTCTTGAGATTGAGATCATTGAGGAGGACAACGGCGACGTTACCGTTGATTTTGACCCGAGTGCGTCTTTTGATGACATGGAGGGTGGTTTTAGCGACAACTTGGCTGAGTACTTGTCGGATTATGAGCTTTCTCGCATTTCCAGTGATTTATCTAGCGAGTTTGACAGTAACAAGGCGTCTCGTCAGGAGTGGGAAGATACTTATTCCAATGGCTTAGAGTTGTTAGGATTCAGTTATTCGGAGCGCAGTCAGCCGTTTCGTGGTGCAAGCGGCGTTACGCATCCTTTGTTAGCGGAGGCTGCGACTCAGTTTCAGGCTCAAGCGTTTAATGAGTTATTGCCTTCTTCGGGTCCCGTCCGGACGGCTATTATGGGTGAAGAGAACCGTGAAAAGGCGTCTCAAGCGCAGCGTGTTCGTCAGTTTATGAATTATTATCTGACTAATGTTATGGAGGATTACACTCCTGACATGGATCAGATGCTGTTTTATTTACCGCTGGCGGGGAGTACGTTTAAAAAGGTTTACTTTGACGAGGCTCTGGGCCGGATTGTTAGTAAGTTTGTGCCTGCGGAGCAGTTAGTTGTTCCTTATGAGACTTCTGACTTGGACACTTGTCCTAATATCACGCAGGTTGTCCGCATGGGTTTGAACGATTTGCGCAAGATGCAGGTCGGCGGCTTTTATTTAGACATTCCTGTGACTCCGGTTCAGCAAGATTTGGACTCTGTAGAGACTGAAATGGACCGTATTAACGGCATGGAGAGCTCTCAGATCGATTATGACTGCACTTTGTTAGAGTGTCATGTTGATTTGGACTTAGAGGGTTACGAGGACCGCGATGAAGAGGGCGAGCCTACTGGTATTAAGTTGCCTTACATTGTTACGATTTCTCAGGACAACGGTCAGGTGTTGTCTGTCCGCCGCAATTATTTAGAGGATGATGAGCAGCGTAAGAAGATACAGTATTTTGTTCATTACAAGTTTTTGCCGGGGTTTGGTTTTTACGGTCTTGGCTTGATTCATACTATTGGTGGTTTGTCGCGCACAGCTACATCTTCGCTTCGTCAATTGATTGACGCTGGTACGTTGTCGAATCTTCCTGCGGGTTTCAAGGCCCGCGGCCTGCGGATCAGGGACGACGATGAGCCTTTACAGCCGGGTGAGTTTAGGGATGTTGACGCTCCGGGCGGTGCTATTCGTGACAGTTTGATGCCGTTGCCTTTCAAGGGACCGGATCAGACGTTGTTTCAGTTGTTGGGTTTTGTTGTTCAGGCTGGTCAGCGGTTTGCGACTATTACTGATATGAAGGTTGGCGACGGCAATCAGGGCGCGGCCGTCGGAACTACTATAGCGATGTTGGAGCAGGGTTCTCGTGTTATGAGTGCTGTTCACAAGCGGCTTCATTATGCGATGCGTCAGGAGTTCAAGATTTTGGCTCGTGTTATGAGCGAGACTTTACCTCAAGAGTATCCTTATAGCATTGAGGGTGCGGATCAGTCGGTTATGGCAACGGACTTTGATGACCGTGTGGACGTTATTCCTGTTTCGAACCCGAATGCTTTCAGTCAGTCTCAGCGTATTTTGTTGGCTCAGACGAAGTTGCAGTTAGCTACTCAGGCTCCTGAGATGCACAACATGCACGAGGTTTTCCGTGACATGTATGAGGCTTTAGGTGTTACGGATGTGGATCGTTTAATGAAGTCGGTTCCTGACGAGGATTCGATTCCTTTGGACCCTGCGCAGGAAAACATCAACGCTTTGGACAACATGAAGCTGGAAGCGTTTCCGGGTCAGAATCACCAAGCGCACATCATGGCTCACTTGGTATTTGGCGCGAGTCCGATGGTTGGTCAGTTACCTCCTGTTGCTTTGTCTATGCAGAAGCACATTATGGAGCACGTTAAGATTGGTGCGGAAGAGCAGGCTATGTCTCAGATGCAGCAAGCTGGACCGCTGCCCGCGGATCAGCAAGAGATGCAGTATCAGATGATGGTTGCACAGTTTGTTGCGGAGGGTATGCAACAGGTCAAGCAGCTTTCTGGACAAGTCTCTGGTCAGGGTCCCGATCCTTTGCTACAGTTGAAAGAGAAAGAGTTGGAGATAAAGGCTCAGTCCGAGCAGGCGGATTCTCAGTTAGATCAAGCGAAGTTGCAGCTTGACGCTCAGAACCAGCAGATGCGGGCCGAGCAGTTCCAGCAGCGTCTGGCAAGTCAAGAGAATCAGACGGACAAACGGATTGAGAGTGCTATGCAACGCGAGTTGTTAAAACAGAGAGGACAGAACAATGGCGGGTAATAAAGCTCCAAAGATAACGGATTTTGACACACTTGAGGCTTATGTTAATGCAACTTTGGCTGCGGACGGTCCTCCTAAAAGCATGGGTAGAGTGGGTCCGGGTATGCCGAAAAGACAGCAGAAGGGACAAAAAATGGGTCCGGGTATGCAGAAACCTCCACAGAAAGGACAGAACAATGGCTAAAGTAAAGGTAAACGGTTCAGCACCGGGTCCCGCTCCGAAAGCGGTTCCTTACGCAGATATTAAGGGCCAAGGCCGCATTCCTTATGGGAAGACTGCGGATGTTAAGGTTCCTACCATGTCGGGTCGTCGCGGCGTTGCTCGTGGAATGGGAGCGGCCAAAAAGGGTGGCGGCTACATCGAGTGTTGATCGGTGGACATGTCGGAACTTTGGAATGTCGGATTAACCGCGGCGCTAGGCTTTGTTGTTTGGTGGGCTAAGACTCAGCACGAAGAGCTTCGCCGAGTTCAGATTCTTTTAAACCGGACTCGGGAAGACATAGCAAAAGAATATGTAACAAAGTCAGATAGTTCCGAGGTCCTGTCTCAGATTATGAATAAGTTTGACAGGATAGAGGAAAAAATAGATCGCTTGATGGAGAGGTAAATGATTGATCCCTTAACAGCGGTCGGTCTAGCTACTAGCGCATTTAATATTCTGAAACAGGGTATAAGTGCGGGCAAGGATATTCAAGAAATGAGCGGCACCCTAGCGAAATGGGGTGCCGCTTTTTCTGATTTTCAGTACGCTGAAGACAAAACAAAAAACCCTCCTTTTTACAAGATGATGGCGGATAACAGCTCCAGCGCCATTGAAATCTTTGCTCAGAAAAAGAAGATGGAGGCCATGAGGAAGGAAATAAAAGACCATATATCATGGACTTACGGGCCATCTGCTTGGGAAGAGGTGCTTGCTATAGAGGGCGAAATGCGTAGAATACGTCGAGAAGAGGCTTATAAGAAGCAGGAGATGATAGACAACGTCATTAATTTTGTTATTGGCTCAGTTGTATTCATCATTGCGGCTTTAGGGATTGTCACAGGCTTCTATTACTGGGGCCGTTATCAGGGGCGTTGGTGATGTGGTTTTTAATCTGGTTTCAAGTTATCAATAACAATATTGAACACTATCAACTCAATCAGTTTCCCACTCAGAGCGAGTGCGAAGAAGCACTTGAAGATGCAAAAGTCTTGATAACTACGAGCCAAACTACGGTGTATTGTTTTGAGGTTATTCCGAAATAAACGAGGGGATTACGTTGTATATGACAAATACGAAAAAGTTGTTATAATCACTCACCACAAGCACCACGCAATAGCGTATGCAAGGAGTTTAGAAGATGGCGGCAAAGAAGCTGGAAGATCAAAGTAAGTACGATGCTTACGATATGGATGGTGATGGCGTTGTATCGGATGCCGAGATGACGAAGGCCAAAGAGATTAGAGAAACTGAGGATGCGCTGCGCAAACATTTGGCGCAGCTTCGCATGGCT